TGTGAGTATTGACAATTCGCCCTTCTTGAATTGCAAGGACTTTTCGTCAGGGATTGTACTGATATTGTTCAACGATTCAATCATTGTGTCAATATCTTCCATTAAGTCTTTCCAACCCTCTGTTGCCATAGTGTCAAAGCGGGCTTCGTAGTACTTTTGGAGTTCTGGTGTCACCAAGGCACTCCAGTAGCAGTTACAGGATTCTTCTGTGCATCAATCTGCGCTTGCAGACTAGCCTCGACTGCTGTCTTGTTTACGCCATTAGCCCATATCCAACCCAATACAGTTGCTTGCGTCAAATTAGCATAAGGCGTTGTAGGTGTGCCGTCAGCCCATGAACTTGTAGAGTATGTAGATGCTGAGTAATCTCCATCTACTGCGTTTGCTCTCCAATGTGCAGTTGTTACAAACCCATTAGAGGTTTGGCGGTCAAGTTGTACGATTGTCCAAGTGGTAGCCATCATTAACTCCTTAACAAGCCATTAGCACACAAGGCACACAAAAAGAACCATCTGCGTATGTGCAAGTTACATGATTGGAAGTGACTTTTGCAATAGTCTTAGACCGCACAATATCGTCACCTTGAGGCTTGGCAGTTCCATCACCAGCAGACATTAGCAAGTCTCCTCGCTGAACAGTTATGCCTTGAGCAATGCGAATAATCATATCGCCTGTCATAGCCATGTTGATTTCGTCTACTTGGTGGGCTTCGTCATAAGTCCAGTTTACAAAAACACCAGCGACATTGGCATCGCCTTCAACATCAGAAACCTTAACCTTGTTTAATTGCTCATTTGGTACAGGATTGCCCTCAGCGTCTGTGTAAACATTCATTGCATCAAGGTTAGATAACACAGTCCCTTTGACTAATGAATTGTCTTTTGCTGTGGTGGTTTGTGCATATCGAGATAAGTGACCACCATTGTAAGAAACAGTCGTTCCAGATACAGAAATTGTCCCTTCTTCTGAGGCATCTTGTTGAAATGAAACAAGTACCCCATCATTTGTTGTGCGATTGATTCGTAAAGATGAATTACCGCTAGTTGTTAAATTTAATTGTTTATTCGTCCCGTCATACTCAAAGCCAGCAGTGCTGAAAGAAGATGCTGTTTTTGCCACCAGCAAGTTACCATCTCTTAATGACATTGCATTAAAGTAAGCCGTACTTGCATTGATAGTGCCAAAACTAATCCGTTTATCGGTGTTGTCCCAACCAATAATTCCTCGGTTGTTGCCGTCAGTTAAGAGAGACATCTCTGCGTTTACACAGAACTTTGATGACGCAGTAGTTGTATTGACAAGCAAGTTACCGCTAGAGTCGATACGCATACGCTCTGTGGCATTAGTTCTAAACAATAAATTATTAGCAGTTTCGTTTGTTAAGTAAACATCATTGCTTGAATACATAAACAGCAAATCTCTTGCCGTTCCACCGCTATCTTTTGACTGATATGTCTGTGCGTTATCTAACAAAATTCTTCCACCAGCAACTTGTAATTTAGTCGCAGGCGAAGTAGTACCAATCCCCACATTCTGTGAAGTATCAATAGTTACTGCCGTAGTGCCAGCAGACTGCAAAGTTAGCGCAGTAGCAGTAGCAGACGAAAGTGAACTGATAACTGGTGTAGTTAGAGTTTTGTTTGTCAGAGTATCTGTGGTTGCCCGACCTACCAAGGTATCTGTCGATGTTGGTAGGGTCAGAGTACCAGTATTAGAGATTGTGCTGATTACAGGAGTGGTCAGCGTCTTATTTGTCAAGGTATCTGTCGTTGCCTTGCCAACCAAGGTGTCGGTTGCCGCAGGAAGTGTGATGGTGGTAGTACCAGCCACCGCAGTTGCTTGCAATGTGGTTGTCCCTGAAGTCGAACCAGAGAGGTCAATCGCATTAGGTTTTAGTGTTACTGTCGTTGCCATATTTATCCTTTATGGTGTTCCATTTGCAATAATATTAGTTGCTGAAGTAATCACTCCAGTTGAAGACATTGACGCTATTGTAGTTGCACCATATTTAAACAGCAACTTGCCACCTGATTCCTCAATCGTGAAATTGGTAGTCAGCAACTTAGGGGTAGAGGCCGCAGTTCCCGTAGTGTTCTGATTAAAAGTTGGGAATCCTGTAAGGGATGCGGCTGAACCCGTGGGGGCAAGAACATCTGTGCCTATTACCAAACCAAGGTTTGTCCTAGCACCTGACGCAGTTGTGTCACCCGTTCCACCATTGGCAACTGCCACAGTACCAGCCAAAGTAATAGTGCCAGTTGTGGTGATTGGGCTACCAGTAACAGTCAATCCTGTCGTACCACCCGATAAAGCCACGCTTGTAACTGTTCCTGTTCCTGCGCTTACATTGACAGTTACATCATCGCCAGAATTGGTAGCAGTAACAGTCGCGCCAACAAAATTTATCTTCTTGACACCACTTGTGATGCTTGTGCCTTCGTCTAGGATAGCCACCGCCCCATTGGTGGACATAGTGCTGATAACTTTGATCTTCTCTGCCAAGTCAGGAGCAACTACCTCACCCACATTGATCTCTTGACCAGTAGACAAGGTAATAACCAACGAACCATCAAAGTCAATCTGAGCATTGGAGACAGAAACACCATCTTTTCCGTCTATCCCGTCTTTTCCATCTACTCCATTTTGCCCATTCTTACCATCTATGCCTTGCCGACCATCTGCACCCTTATCGCCCTTGTCTCCCTTGTCACCCTTCTGGGGAACAATCGACTTGGCAACCTCTAGTTGTGCTGTAACCTTGTTTTCCATCACTTTGATGGCTTCAACTATCAAATCTACATTGTCTTGAACAGCCTTTTCCTCTTGCTGGCGCATAGCCACAAGGGTTTCTTCCATCTTTTTGATGGCAGATAACTTCTCATCAAAAGATGAGTCTGTTGACTCAATGCTTTGGATAAGTTCCTTGATATTAGCCATTATTTAAGCCATTTGTCAGTTTAGTAAGGAAGTCTTGCTTAACTTGTGACTGAGAATTGAGTTTGTCTGCCATCTGTAACTCGACAATCTTAGATTTATTCTTGATGTCAGCCTCTTTTAGCATCAAATCAGCAATCTTGACTCGCTTATCAAACTCCCTTTGGTTGGCATCAGCCTCATTGGGTAGATTCTTGGTCAAAGATGCACTCATCTTGGCTTGAACTTCCTGTGGCATCAACTGAGCCTCGACAGTTAACTTGGTAGCCTCTGCCCGATTCTGTTCTGCTTGGGTAGTATTGACCGCAATCTGTGCTTGTGCCGCTTGCATTGCCAATTGTTGTTGCACTTGTTGCATTTGTTGCGCTTGTGGGTCAGGTTGACTCATCTTCTCCAACATAGCAATCAATTCCATCCTGTTAGATAGGCTTGAGTTAGCCAAAATGCCCTTCAAGATCACGGGCAAGACAGGAGTATTCGGCCCCAGAGTTTGCAAAAGCCCAATAAACTGCTGTTGTTCGTACTCACGGGCAATAATCCCCAAGGTTGCCGTAGGAATGAAGTTCATATCGACAGAAGGGTAACGCTCTGGGTCAAACTGCATGAACCTGAAAGCCGCCTTTTTGATGAATGGAATCAAGAAATCTTCTTGGAAGTTCACCAAAGTGCGCTTGTACTTCTTGATGATGCTAGCAACAGCCATAGACATACCGCCTTGACCGCCATCACGAGCCACATTGCTAATCATGCCTTGGGAATCTAATGTTCCCGTTGCTTGTAACAACATACGCTCAAAGTCTTTAGCCGTAGCCAAGTTGTTAGCGTCAGTTTGACCGAATTTGAAGGGGTAGAGAATTTCAGAAGGTGCGCCATTTGTGAGGATTGCCTTGCCAGGCTTTACCTCAAACTTCATTCCTCTTGGCAAACGAGTAGCGTCCATAGCAATCATGGGGCTAGTGGTCAAAGCCAAGGAATCAAGGTGGCTTCGAGTCTGTGCGTCAATAGCCTTTTGCATATTAAACGCTTTTTCTACTGTGCCTCTGCCCAACAAACGATTAGGAACTGTGTCATCTTGATAGGTCAAGACGGGACGATCCTTCATCATGTAGGGATTGGCTTCGGCCTTTAGCAGTTGTCCATCATTGGCAATCACAACAATGGCTTCTACCAAGTCAGAATATTCTTCTGCCTCAGAGTTATTTGGGAAAAGGTCAACAATGTCTTTGTTTTCTTCTAGATTCTCTAGGTATTCCCGTGGCACTAAGCCGTAGTAGGTCAACAACAAGACTTTTTCATCCTGATACTGGCTTACCTCTTGGGTAGGCTCAAGGTCAGAGTCATCTCCAGTAGTGGTGATGTTTACCTTACGATAGATACCAGCCTCAATGCCTTGGACAACCTTGTGGATAGAGACATACTTCTCAATCGCCACACCCATACAGTCGCTTACCGAAACACCATTCGGGTCAAACAAGAAGTTCTTGGGATTTACAGGAGAAATCTTGACAGAAATTCTTTCTCTCTCCAACACTCCAATAGCCGCTTGCCCCATCTGGTTAGGGATTGGCTGAGTAGACGGGACATATTCCGTCTCAGTCATTACCACAACTTCACCTATGCCTGTGCCATAGATTTCAGCCATCAATTCAATCTGATCAATGGCTTTGCGGATTTTGTCTTTCTTGAAGTCTTCTGTGAGTTGACGCTTAATCATCTCCACATCTATGGGGTTGCCATTAACATCTTGGATGTTGTCTTCGATATCAAAGAAATCACCCTGACCAAAGATTGCTTCCATGATCTCAGCATGGCGAGTCTCAACTGCTTGTTGGGTAGCAGGGGTAACAATACGGCTACGCTCAGATTCACGGGTTTTGTCTTCTACTGCCCATTCACCACGGAAGATGCGCTCATATTCGAGCCAATAGGGTAGGAAGTTAACATCTCGATAGTCACGCCAACGATCACAATGGTCAACAACAAAGGCAGTTAAGTCTTTGTCAGCCTGTGTAGGCTCATCGTAACCACCTTCGTTTTCGATCTTCACTTCTTTGTCTGTTGCCATTTAAAAGCCCCCCATGCGCCCACGTCTAGACCCTTGTTGCGCTTGTCTTTGTTGCGCTTGTTGTTGTTGCATTTGATCAATTGCTTGTGGTAAATTTACTTTTGGCGCATTTATTTCCTGCCCTCTTACATTTGCCATTGTCCTTAAATAATCATCACTAAAAACTGCTGGCCCTTGTGGGCCATAGCCTTGTTGGTTTAGTGGAGCAATATTTGGTTGCGTCCCAATATTTTGACCTCTCATGTTTGCCATTGTTCTCAAGTAATCTTGATTAAAAGTAGCAGGGCCTTGAGGGCCAAAACCTTGTTGGTTTAATGGTGGAGGCATACCAAGCGCATATTGTTGATTAACTGGGTAGTTAGCGTTGTTTTGCAATGGCGGTGCAAATTGCCCAAATCCTTGTGGGTTAAGTCTTTGCTGTTGAAATGGTTGTTGTTGAATAGGTAAATTAGGACTTCCATAAGCCATTTGTCTTTGAAATGGGTTTTGATCATCATAATTTCCAAACATTTGGCTTTTATAACCAATAGGTTGGGCTTGCATACCCTCTGTACCACTATAAAAATTTTGCTGTGGTTGTTCAAAAAAACTTTGTTGTGACTGTCCGTAGTAACCTTGTGGTACTTGTTGTTGCCCGTACTGATTTGTTTGATAAAACGGATTAGTTGGAAAAAATCCGCTATTTGGGTCTTGCAATGTTTGTTGTTGCGTATTTTGATACAAGCCATTGTTTGCAACAGTATTTTGTGGCATTGATTGCTGATTAAAACCTGAATAAAAAGCCATGTTCTCTCCTTGTTTAAACGCCACTAATTATGTCAACTGGTTCCCACTCATCTTCTTCAACATCCTCAAAGTAAGAAGTCACGGCTAACTGGTCAATATATGACAAAGCATCTGGC